CCGACAAAAAATAATCAGGGATAATATCACAGATGAAAGTTATTATTTATTCGAAGGAAGGATGTCAGTATTGCGACCACGCAGTAGATCTATGCGAGACCGAGGGTCTAGAGTATGAGAAAGTCATGATCGACAAAGAAAAACTGAAAGAGATATGTGGTGGCCCAGTAACAACCTACCCTCAAATATTTATTGACGATCGTCGCGTCGGAACTTACTTTGAATTCCAGGACTACATAGAAGAAGAATATGAACCTATTCTCGCCCCCACTCTGAATCGTTTTACAGTGTTTCCCCTGAAGTATCCTCACCTCTGGGATCTTTACAAGAAGGCCCAAATGTCCAATTGGACTGCTGAGGAGGTTGATTTCTCCAAGGATATGGAAGATTGGAAAACCCTAAACGATAACGAGCAAAAATTTATCAAGTATATTCTAGCCTTCTTTGCTGGTTCCGATGGTATCGTTTTTGAAAACATAAACAACAATTTTGCTGACGAAGTTCAAATTTCAGAGGGTCGTTCATTCTATGCGTACCAATCTCATAATGAGATGGTACATGGTGAGACCTATTCCAAACTCATAGACAAATACATTAAAGATGGTGCTGAGAAGAAGCAACTTTTCGAAGCCATTCAAACAATTCCCTGTATTCAAAACAAGGCCAATTGGGCTATCAAATGGTTCGATACTAAGTCTCGTTCCTTCGCTGAGCGTCTTTTCGCCTTTGCTTGTGTAGAGGGTATCTTCTTTTCTGGAAGTTTTTGTGCCATTTTTTGGCTAAAGAAGAGAGGACTTATGCCCGGTCTCTGTTTCTCAAACGAACTTATATCTAGAGATGAGGGTCTTCACCAAGAGTTCGCAGTTGAACTCTTCAAAATGCTTCGCAATAAACCATCTACTGAGACTATTCACTCTATTGTTAAGGAAGCCGTCGAGATTGAGAAGAATTTCATTATTGACGCACTTCCCTGTAACCTCATAGGTATGAACTCGGATAAGATGGCTGAATACATAGAATACGTCTCCGATCGCCTGCTTAAACAGATTGGTCAACCCCCAATTTGGGGATCTAAAAACCCCTTTGATTTTATGGAAAATATTAGCCTAGATGGAAAGACAAACTTTTTTGAAAAGAGGGTCGGGGATTACGGTAAGTTAGATGATGACTCTGAGAACATTACATTCGATGAAGAGTTTTAAAGATAATGGTAACAATTTGTATAAATGGATAGAACATTTGACATTTTACAATCAGTCGTTGGCGCACATGGACCACTGATTGTAGAATACAGAGATAAACTACACACAGAATTGTGTTATAAAATTGAACAAAATCACATAGATCAGATGATTAAAAAAATCAAAGATCTTTCTTTTACTAGGATTAGTCAGACTTCAGATAGATCATTTGTCTTAATTGAATAATCCGCCATCAACGCCAATCTCAAAGGGTTCCAAAACCTTACCGGTGTTCACCTTAGTCGCGATTTCAGGCTCCTTGAAACCAGGTTCAGGTGAGGGCGCGTCAGTCATTGACACGAGAACCTTTTCCTTCTTTTCCTTCTTTTCCTTCTTCTCGACGGGCGAGGCATCAGTCTTGGAACAAGAGGGAGCATCCTTCTTTATATTCATCATACCCCAAACGATGAACATGAAAACGATGGAGTGCACTATGAGACCTGAAGTCGTAGAACATCCATTAGAGGAGGCAATCCAAGATCCGAGGATTCCTCTGACAAAGCGAAATGTCGCGGGGTTAGCGACAACGAAAAAGGTGAGAGCAGAGATGATCGAGATGATTAACTTATCCTCCTGCTTCTTACCATTGCACCCACATCCACAGTCTTTAAATAAACCCATGATTGTTTTATTATAATTCAACAAAAAAAACTAACTTAAAGTTGAGCCACCTAGAAGATATATAACCAACCAACAATGTCGCTCTCTATTCAGCAATCCTCCGACTTCTCTCCTGCCTCCGTGCAGTTTTCGAAACTTCGCAAGAACAAGAATGGCGGTAAAGCCGTCTACCTCAACGCCGGCGACAACAAGAAGCTGTATGTTCAGCTCCCTTTCATGCGCTCTCCTTATGGCCTGAGCGCTTACACTGATGAGGCTACTGGACGCACATCCTATTCTCTTGATCTTTCCTTTGACCCCGATAACGCTGAGGCTATGGCTCTACACGCCAAGCTTACCGAACTTGATGATATTATCGTAAACACTGTTGCCAAGAATGCTAAGGAGTGGCTTGGTAAGGATTTCAACGTTGCTGTTCTCAAGGAGGCACTCTACAAGCCTATTGTTCGCCCCGGTAAGGAGCAGTACCCCGCAACCATCAAGCTCAAGGTTCTCACCAAGTCTGATGGCTCTTTTGTTCCCGAGTGCTACAATATGAGCAAGCAGATGGTCACCCTCGATAGCATCGAGAAGGGACAGAAGGCCATGCCTATCATTGACCTCAACCAGATCTGGTTCATTGACAACAAGTTTGGCGTCACGATCCGACTTCAACAGGTTCTCTTTGAGCAGTCTGCCAAGCTACCTTCCTTTGCCTTCCAGGGTCTAGACCTACCCGACGAGGTTGAGGATGAAGTTGAAGTTGAGGATGAGATTGAGGAAGTTGATGATCAGTAAAAATTATCAGTTCTAAAAAAATGAAAAATGTTTAAAAAAAGATTTTCTGAAAAAAAAAGTAAAATAAATTTGTCCTTCTTGGTAAGTTGAAAAATAACTTCTTACCAATAAGTAAGTATGTCTAATAAGAACATTGAGAGTAACTTGAAAAAATTACTCAAAGGTGAGAAGGCTTGTGTCCCAGAACACTTCTTGAAGGTTCCCAGTTACAACTCACCCACCCTTCGCACTGGTAAGGGTAAGCCATTGAGTGAAGGTGCATTTGGAAAGATGTACCGTGGAAGTATCAATGATAACGGTCGTAGATATGTCGCCTACAAAGAGATAGATACATCGGAAAGTACCGATGGTGCATTTGAGTTTGAATTCAAGGTTGCCGAAAAATTGAAGGAGTTTGCGGTTCCCGAGATGTACCTCTTTAAGAAGTGCCCCATCCAAGATAAAACACCTAAAAAGGTGCGTAAAGAGAATGGTACGTTGGTCCAACCAAAAGAACGTACCAAACCCAAGGATATTCTTTATATGGAACTTCTTAATGGTATGTCGTTTAATTCGTGGTGGCAAACGAATCCATCTCTTAATGCGATAAAGTCTGTAATCGTACAGGTTTTTGATAATCTCTACCGAATTAACCAAAAATTTCCAGACTTTCGTCACCGCGATTTACATGGAGGTAATGTGATGGTTTCACGGCGAGAGGGCGAGTACACTTGGAAAGTTGACCTCGGTCGTAAAGTAATTCGGAACGACCCCGGTGGATCTTTTAGGAGTCGTCTCGGTTCACCTGATATCAAAAAGTATAAGCGTACAACCGCTGGTGTAGAAGCGCATATCATTGATTTTGGTTTATCCTACTGGTCCAGGCGTATGCCAAACCCAGAAACGGCTGATGGTGGATATGAGGGTGCGGGTATATACGGACATGGATACGGTCCAGGTACGATTCGCTATGATACACATAGGTTCTTGTATATCATTTATGTTAAGGTGAGAAATCCTGGAAATACTAAGGAGCGAGCTATTAAAAATTTCATCGAAGAACTCGTACCAAACAAAGCATACTTTGAATTTAACGGGCCCTTCACGAGTCAGGGATATCTCGTTAAAGACACTTGGGCTACACAAAATCTCCCCTCCTTCAAAACTATTTTGACACACCCATTCTTAACTGGTGAGAAATCACCGAATAGACCAAAGACTCTCGCGAATGCTCTCAAAATGATCGCTCCCAAGCCCAAGCCCAAGCCCAAGACTCCCGTCAAGGTTAAGACACCCAAGGCTAAGACCAAGACTCCCAGCCCCAAACTCTCAACTACGGAAAGAAAGAAGAAGAGGAACAGTGCGATTAAGAGGGCTGCAGCTATATTGGCTAAACCCAAAGCCAAACCGGCACCCCGAATGAGACCTGGTGTTGTGCGTCCCAACCCAGTCCCCGAGATTCAACCAGCCAGTCCCGAGCTTGGACCAACTGCACGAGGTATAAAGAAACTCATGGAAAAACAAGCCGTAAATGTAGAAGCCATAAGGTTGAAAATGGGTCTCCCCCGTAAGATTGGTGGTGAACCACTTCCTCAAAACTTAATGACTCCCTCAGCTAGGAAGAAATTTAACGAAAAGGTGAAGAAGAAAATGGTCGAGAACAACGAGGCACCTTATAGTGTGATGTCCCCTTCCAATATGATGGAATATGCAGCGAAGATTGAAAGTGGGAGGAAGAAGGCTGCGAATAAGCTAAATGCCAGAGTCAAGGAAATTAAGGCTACCAAGGGTAAGACACCCACACCCGTTCGTCTCAAGGAGAAGTTCTCTTTCATCAATGTAAAGGGTAAGAAGCGTGAATTTGTCAGGAAGTTTGCATACGATAGGGCTTTGGCTAAGAACAAGGCTGAGAGGGAAAAGACCAAGGCTAAGACCCCCACACCCAAGGCCAAGACCCCCACACCCGAGGAGGCCGGGAAGGAGTGGAACAAAAGGTACAAAGAAACGTTTGGAATAACCTTCAAGGAAATACCAAACTACGTCATGCCTCCCGCCGCTCACAACCGCCATATGGGTATGATCAACAATAGGAGGGAGTATGTGAACGATAGGACCAAGGGTAAGACACCCTCTTTTGGATATATTGCAACCACTGCTGAGCGAGCGAAGGAGGCCAAGGCCAAGGCCAAGACCCCCACACCCAAGGCTAAGAAGAACGAGTACTGGAGGTCTTTCGTTGACGTAAACGGTAAGAAGCAAGAATTTGAGAGTAAGTCCGCGTATCATGAGGCTAAGCAAAAGAACTTGCAAGCTTACGCCGCCAAGTTCCAGAAAAAGATCAATCGTCAGATACAACTTGGACGTGATGCACGGTTCTCGTTCGTTGACGTAAACGGTAAGAAGCGTGAGTATGTGAGAAAGGGTATGTATGAGAAGGCTCTGGCTAAGAATAAGGCTGAGAGGGAAAAGAGGGCACAGCCAACATTTTCGGAAAGGGCTCGGGCTAAGAGGATGGATCGTGGTCAGCCTTTTAACATGAAGACACCTCAAAACGTAAGGAACGCCATAAAAGCTGGTAAGAATATGAAGTTTGTTGGGGGTAGATTCAAGACGGTCACACCCAAGGTCAAGACCCCCACACCAAAGAAGGCAGTTAATATGTACATTAATAAGTTCGTAAATAAACTAGATAAAGATGAAGTCAATGCACTCAAAAAGAAGGTCTGTGATTAAAGTGTCTGAGTATTATAAATGTTACTCGTCGTTGTACTAATCATTCTAAATGTCTACATTCTCTTAGAGATGGGTAAGAAACCCACTGCTGTGGTCACTTCGAATGAAAAATGGGTTGTTTACGGGACCATGGACTGTGGATGGACTCGTAAGCAATTAGATTTCATGAAAAATTCCGGTAAACAATATGAGTTTATCGATTGCGCTAGTGGTGATTGTGCTGGTATGAGTGGTTTTCCAACCATAATTCACCCAGATGGTAAAAAGTCTGTTGGTTATACCGAAGTTTAACGGTCAAGACCGGAGATTACCCTGATGGAAACCGACAGGATGAAAGCATCGAGCATGCTGTTGATAGGCTTGAGCACGGAGATGTGCTTGACCAGCGAGGTGTTCCATACGAGACGAAGGATGAAGGTGCTGATGAGAATAGACAGCACGAACATGAGAAGCTGATTTACAACATCAGACTTGTTTTCGGACTTGATAAGATTGGCGAACATTTTTACTAGTTACTGATATTTTTTTCTGAGTAAAGTGTAAGATGCCCAAGACCAAAAATCTTCCGTTAAGTGGGTCAGAACCAAAATTTACAAATCGTCGTTGGGGTTCAAACAAGGGTATACCGAATAACAACTGTTATGCCTATGCCGTTGGGGACTATGAAGCGTACCGGTGGCAAAAATCCATACCAGGTGATCGGTCTGGGTTATCTAATGTAAAACATGATTACACCACCTGCAAAGACCTCCCAAAGCGCGTTATTTCCGACAACCCCAAATCTGTATACAAGGTTGATGGAAACAAAAAATGCAAGAAGGGATATTATAAAATCATGATGTTTGTCTCTTCTGGGAGACCTAATAGTTATATTCGACAAGGCGATTTCCATTTCTATAAACAACATGGCGTCATTGAATATAAGGTTAAATCGGGTGACACGATTAAGTCGGTAGCTAAATATTTCAAAGTTCCTGAGTCTAGAATCAAGAAGGCCGGGCCATTCAAAGTTGGAAAACGTGTGATTTTTAATGCTAATGTATTTAGTCATAAACGTGGATGGGCGACGGGTCCACTTTTAGGTGATGCTAATGGTAAGGTAATCAAGGATCCACGTACTGCATCTAGAAAGTATACTCAATTGAGTTACGATAAGTATTGTTCATCCTTCTGCGTCAAGGATAGCGGCGTCAAAGTCGGCAAGGGTTATCCCAAGGTCTGATAAAATACTGTTTAAATCTAAAACGTCATCAGCATCAAACGAAACGTCAAACATATCTAGTACGGATAGCATAGATTCTTCGTTTAATGAGACGACATTTGAAACTTGTGTATAATTATTATGAATCTTAACTTCTACTTTAAATTGGGAAACGTCGAATACTCGTCTACAGGTTGGGCAGGTGTTTTTACCTTGGGATTTCCATCTCTCTAGACAGTGGGAATGAAATACGTGTCCACAACGAATCGGAGGATTGTTCCTCGTCGACTTGACTTCGTTTAGACATATCGCACATGTCGACATTCTAGAGTATGGTGTTAAAGTTTTTCCTGTGATTTAGCTCAGTTAGTAGATCT